TATTGCAATACAAAATGCTATGAAGAGAGGATATATAGGTGTTGATATGCCTGAACCTCCTGGCCCTTCTACTGCAAGAGTACAAATGCCGATATTTGAAAACGCGGTTATAACAGTAGAAAGCGTGGTAGCAGCTTAATAGTTTTTACAACAATTCTTAAGAGGTTACTAAAAAAAGTAACCTCTTTTTTTTTGCTATATTTGTAGATATTTAAAATGTATTTTCTATGGCTATGATTAATAATGTTAGGAATACAGTATTGGCAATTATAAATAAAAATAATTACGGGTACTTATCTCCTCAAGACTTCAATTTGTATGCTCAACAAGCACAAATGGACTTATTTGAGGATTACTTTTATCAGTACAATCAATATATAAATAGAGAAAACCAAAGACTTTCGGGAACGGGGTACGCTGATATAACTAAAGGATTAGTTGAGGTAATAGATTCTTTTTCAGTACAAGCTTTTTTAATTGGAGGTAACGGAGCTAATTCTTGGAACTTACCGTTAGATTATTATTTAATAAATAAAATATTTCATTACCCTACACTTCTTACATCAGGAACAACAAGTGCAAGTAATAATAAACAGTTAATAAATGCTGCCTTAGTTGGCCAACCTTCTCCACCAGCTTTTAATACTGGAGCTACTGGCTTTACAGTATTTCCGCTTACAGGCAGTTTAGTTGTTAATACGGGTACTTTAACTGAATCATTTGTTAATTCAGTGGTAGACGCTACTACTTTAAATTTAGCAACTGATATATTTCAATCAGCTACTGTACCTCCTGCTGAAAACTATAGTATATTTGATGCAAACACAATAGTTGAGGTAGAAAGAGTAAGTCAAAATAAATTATTTTATTTAACTAGCTCTACAATAACATCTCCATCTTCATTATTTCCCGCTTACGTTTTAGACGGTAATACCATTACGGTTTACCCAACAACCATACAAGCTGCGGGTGCTATAAAAACACAATACGTTAGATATCCTAAAGCACCTAAATGGACTTTTGTTACAATAGTTGAAGGAGAACCATTATTTGATGCTTCGGCAGCAGACTTTCAAGACTTTGAATTACCATTGTCTGATGAACCAGGGTTGATAGCAAAAATATGTCAATATGTAGGAATAGAAATTAGAGAGCAACAAGTGTATAATTTTGGATCAACAGAGGAAGTGCAAGAAAACCAAATACAAGTATAAGAAATGGCATATATTACTGACTATCAATATTACGAAAACAATCAAGTATCTCCTAAGGATGAGAACTGGGGTTCATATCAGTATGTAAGCTTAGAAGATATAGTGTCTAATTTTATGTTAATATATCAAGGTAACAATGAGATATTAAATAACATAGAAAGGTATCAAGTTTTATTTCACGCAAAGAGAGGAATACAAGAGTTAAATTACGATGCGATGAAAGAAATTAAAGTATTGCAATTAACTGTAGACTCGCAAATAAGATTTATTTTACCTCAAGATTATGTTAATTATGTTAGGATATCGTATTACAGAGATGGTGTTTTATATCCATTAGTTGAAAACATACAAACACAATGGAGTAGTTCTTATCTGCAAGACAATAATGCACAGATTTTATTTGATTTAGATGGTAATGTGTTAAAACCTGAAAACTCTTTAGTGGATTTATCAAGACAAGGGGGAGGAATGAGAGCTTTATATTTAGGGCCTGGGCCTTACAACGGGCAGGAAGGATTTTGCTGTAATGGTGAATGGTATTTTGAATATGGAATAGGGGATAGATTTGGTTTAAACACAGAGACTGCAAATGTAAATCCTACGTTTACAATAAACAAACAAGAGGGAGTTATATATTTATCTTCAGATTTAGCGGGACAATCTGTAGTTTTAGAATATGTTTCAGATGGTATGGAGCAAGGAAATAATTCTAAGATACAAGTTAATAAATTATTTGAAGAATTTATATATGCATACATAAGGTACTCATTATTAAATGTAAAATATGGTATTCAAGAATATGTAGTTAATAGAGCTAGAAAGGATAAGTCATCATTATTGAGAAACGCAAAACTAAGATTAAGTAATATGCACCCTGGAAGACTATTAATGAACATGAGAGGACAGAGTAAATGGCTGAAATAATATGGATATTAACACGAATTTTATAGCTGGTAAAATGAATAAAAGCGTTGATGAACGCTTAGTACCTCCAGGACAATATATAGACGCTCTTAATGTAAGGCTAGGATCAACAGAAACTACTGAGATCGGTGCTGTAGAAAACTCAAAAGGCAACACGAAACTTACTAGTATTAGTTATAATGGACAAGTTTTGTCAGGAGACGCTACTTGTATAGGTGCTTTTTCAGATGGAGTAAACGAAAATATTTATTGGTTTGTTCACGACCCTTCTTCTGCAACCTCAAGTTCAGGAGTAGTTGATATGATTATATCGTATAATACTACAGGTCAGTCTGTAACATATCATGTGGTTAGTGAAACCGTATTAAATTTTGATCCAAAGTTTTTAGTAACTGGTGTAAGTTTAATAGAAGACTTGCTGTTTTTTACAGACGACTTTAATCCTCCACGAAAAATAAATATAAAAAGAAATTATTCAGAACCTTTAGCTGGGGTGGATCAGATTTCAGCAGAAGAGTTAAATGTTATCGTTAAGCCTCCAGGATTTAGTTCTTATACTACATCTTTAGGCGTTACAGAGTATGAGCTTGCTCGTCCTGATATTAAATTAGTTAATGTTCCTGGAGAGGAGAATTATATAGTTGATAGGTTTTTGTGTTTTGCATATCGCTATCAATATCTTGATAACGAATATAGTGCTACATCATTATACACTACTTCAGCTTTTGAACCAGGGGCGTTTTTTTTTGATCCTAGTAATTATTACAACGAAGGTATGGAGAACACATTTAATGGTGTTGAAGTAACTTTTAATACGGGAGGTAAATTAGTTATTGCTGTTGAATTACTTTATAAAGAGTCGGTAAGCAATAATATTTTTGTAATAGAAAGGTATAAAAAAACTGATTTAGGATGGTCTGATAATAGTTTGCAAACAGTAAACTTTACTAATTCAAAAATATTAAGCCTTATAGGTCAAGACGAATTGTTAAGGTTGTATGATAATGTTCCTCGTTTAGCAAAGTCTCAAACTATAATGGGAAACAGACTGATTTATGGTAATTATGTAGATCAATATAACATAACTACTTCTGATGGTGCGGAAATACCTATTGACTTTACTGCCTCAACTAGCTCAGTACCAGTAGTAAATGCTAATGTTTCAGCAATTTTAACAACAACCGCAACAAACATAATAAATCCTGCTGCGTCACTTCAGGTTTCTTTAGATACAGCTACATTTGATTTAGATGATTTAGGTATTTCTCTTCCAATATTAATAAATTCTCAATTTACATTAAGAGTAAAACTAACTTCTGGCGTTGTTCAGCCTGCTCCTTATAATACACCTTTAGGAGGGGATACAGGTAGTTCTAATTTTCCTACTACATTTTCAACTAACACGCCATCAACAGAATTTTCTATTGAAACTATTGTAGTGGCTCAAGGCAATTATGTTTCTTTTAATGATTTTTTATTAAGTAATGAGTTTGCTGCCGCTATAGGAGATAGTAATACTATTACTCCTATTTCACCAACTGCGGTGTATGGCCTTTCTTTAACGGATGAATTATATAAAGTAATTAATGCACCTAGTTCGCCAGTACAATATGAATTTGTAAATTCTGGAAAATTTTCTTCTTCACCATCGCAGCAAGGATTTAGATTAGTTGTTTCTGGAAACACTTTTAAAATTCAAGTCCCAGCTATTCAGTACCAGTACAATCCTGGGGGAGGGGGTGCTATAGTGAATGTGTATGAATATTTTAGTTATTCTTTTACAAGCATAACACAAAACATACTACCATACAGAGGAGAGTCTTCGGATTGTAATTTTGTTTTTTCAAGTGTTTCTGATTCTTCTAGTCTTCATAGTAACAGAAATTATGACGCGGCTATAATATATATGGATGAGTTTGGAAGAGCGTCAACTGCATTAGTGTCTCCAAACAACACTGTGTTTTTTGATTCAAGCACTTCTATTGATATTAATACAATAAAAATTAATATTGAAAACAGGCCTCCTTCTTGGGCAACAAAATATAAGTTTGTTTTAAAGCCTTCTTTTGGAGATTATAATATTATATATAGCAATCAAATATTTCAAGACTTTCAACAAGCTAATATTTCATACGTTAGACTTCAAGGAGAGTCTACCTCTTTAGTTTCTAAGGGAGATATACTGACTGTTAAAGTTGAAAGCACTGGAGATGCCGTGCTAGGTTTAGTTGAAACTACAGTTTTAGAGGTAGAGGCTTTAGCCGCAGGAGATACAACCATAACTCCGCCAGTATCCCCACTGCCAACAGGTGCTCCAGCAGGGCTGTATATGAAATTACAACCTCAAGGGTATAGTGCTAGAACAAATCTTCTTTCAATAATAGATCTTCAATTTCTTGACGCAAGAACTTATAATGTTCTTGGCCAAACAAATTTACAAGAAAATCCTCTCATAGAGTATCCTGTTCACAGACCTATCACATTAGCACCTATTGCTATTCCTTTAGGATCAGTCGTAAGCATGAGATTTAAAACAAGAAGAAATGATTCGTCTGTATTTTGCAGAAAGTCTTTATTAGGTGTGAGTTCTCCTAAAAACTACATAGTAAAAGCTAGTCAAGATGCGGTAAGTTTTAGAGATTTTTGGAATCAAGAAAATATTAACCCAGCTCTTTTTATGGTTTCTAGAGGAGATGAAGATATTACTTTTAGATATTACGATCAAGTGTTTTTACCAGGAGATACTCCTGCTGAAGTTGACGAAGAAATGCAGTTTTATTGGGTACAGACAAACTCAGGAAGTCCTTTGTTTTTAGGTATGAGAATGTGTAGTGAAGGGTGTTACCCTGCTCCTGGAGTAAACTTTCATTTGCGTATTGAAGCACAGATTTCTATTAGCATAAACGACAACTTTATGGCTTTTGAGACAAAACCAGCTGAGTCCGATCCAAGCTTGTTTTATGACTCTTCTGAAATGTATAATATTCTTCCTGATATAAATGGAGATCTTGCTCATTATGGGGACGGAACAATCGTTGGTCAAAACCAGGTTATTTCCTCAGGTATTCCTGCAATCGTTACCCTACCTTTTCACGATTGTTTTACTTATGGTAATGGAGTTGAAAGCTATAGGTATAGAGATTTGTCTACGGCAAAAGATTTTATTTTAGGAGAAAGAGTAACAGCGGTGTCTAATAATGAATTTAAAGAAGCAGACAGATTAGCGAGCTTAACATATAGCGGGGTATATAGCGGAACAAGTAATGTAAATAATTTAAATGAATTTAATTTAGGCTTGGTAAACTTTAAAGACTGTGAGTTAGTGTACGGGCCTATAATGAAATTACATTCAAGAGAAACAGATATATTACTTTTACAAGAAGACAAAATATCTTATGTCTTGGTTAATAAAAATTTATTAAGTGATTCTACTGGCGGCGGAGTTATAGTTTCTGTTCCAGAAATATTAGGTCAGCAAGTAGCTAGAATAGAAGAGTATGGAATAAGTTTTAACCCTGAAAGTTTTACAAGCTGGGGAAGAGATGTGTATTTTAGTGATACAAAGAGAGGTGCTATACTAAAACTTACTGGTGCAACAATGAAAAGCGATCAGTTAGAGGTTATATCTACTTATGGAATGAGGTCTTATTTTAGAGATAAATTTGCAGACCAACTAAACACACAAAAACTAGGGGGTTACGATCCTTATATGAACGAATATGTTTTTTCTTCTAACTCTACACCTGTTCCTTTCCCTGCCTCGACTATAGATTGTGGTGCTCAAATACAAAGAATTAACAGCTCTACACCTTTAACTTTAACTGTTGAGCTAGGAACAGCTACTGGTAATGTAGATGTTGTGATAAATTCTGCTTCACCAGGAATGGATATAAATTCTATAATTGACTGGAACAATAATATTACAACAAGCAATAATCTAACTACTTCCAGTGTAATAACATTTCAAAAAGCCGCTCCATTCCCTACTACAGCTACTATTACTATTACCCCTAACTCATCTTCTTCTTATAATTTGTTTTTTAATTGCGTTACAACTCAAACTTTAAATGTAGTACAAGTTGTTTTAGGAACTCCAATTAGCGGATTAATTAGTTCAGGAGCACAAACTATTCATTACGAATACAGATGGAGTAACGGACAGTTTACTAGTCCTTTAGATTCAAATCAAGTAACTTTTAGTGCAACAAATAATGTAAGTGCGTATTCAATTAATACAGGACAGACTTCTATAGGATTATATCCTAGTAATGGATCTACAGTTACAATGAAAGCTAACAAGTTTCCAAATGATACTTATGTTTTTAATGATACAGAAAATAGATTTTATGCAATAACAAGTAACGCTGTTCCAGCGTCTAGTGGGTCTACTTTTGATTTAACGTTATTAACTAATGAGTCTACACCTATTATAGGTTCTCAGCCAGATGCTAATGGAGTTAATCAAATTTACAAAGCTACTTCAGCCAATTTATCTATAACGTCTAGCACACAAACATTGTATTTAGTTTGGGATTTAAGAGATAGACAAAATAACGACTTTTGTTATTCTTCAGTAAGTCAGGCAGATGCTTGTGTTGGGTGTTCGGTTAATCAACCCTGTATAGGCCCGTCTAATTTTATAATGGATCCTGCTGTGCAAACAACTGCTGCTTTGGCTTGTAATGGAGGAAATGGCCCTAACGGTTTATGGCTTAACAATCCAGGGGCGTACGCAGGTTTCTGGCATTCGGCAGCACCTGGTGCACCATCAACAAACGAGCCTGTGGTTGGAGATATAGCGTATAAAGCTTGCGGTTCTAACCCAGCTAATTGTTGTTTTGGGGGTGTACCAGCTGATGTAGGATTTTATTTTAGTAGAGCTCAAAGTGTAATAGAGGTTGGGGCTAACGGAGAAGTATTGAGTGTTAATTTATTCCCTTGTAATTAAAAGATATGGCACAATTTTTAAATTTTTGGCATGATGGAAATGACTTTGAGTTTGCTTATGCTATGTATACAGATCAGGCGTTAACTACTCCAGCTCCTGACGGATTTTATTCATCTAATGGTAGAGTAAGAGAACAATTAAATGGAAGGCTTTTGGCTTTTGTAAACTGTTAATATGGCAATTAAAGAAACATTATCTTATAGTGACGGAGTGAAAGGGTGGCCGTCTTTTTATTCTTTTCTACCTGAATACATGATGGGTATGAATAGTTATTTTTATTCTTTTAATAACGGCCAACTGTTTAGGCATAATACAAATGAAGTAAGAAATAATTATTATAACGTTCAATATAATTCAAACATTACTGGAGTTTTTAATGTTGAACCTCAAACAGTAAAACTTTTTAAAACAATGTCGTTAGAAAGTGATGCTTCGTGGGGGGTAAACGAATTAACAACTGACCTGAGCACTGGTAATATGCTAAACACATACTTTAAACAAAAAGAAGGGGAGTGGTTTACGTTTATTAGAAACAAAAGTACTACAGTTAATTTTAAATTAAGATCAGCAAACGGAATAGGATCTATAACAGCTGTAAATGTAGCTTTTGTAGGTATAGATGTTGTATTTAGTGTTAGTCTAGGTAATATAGTTAGTGTTGGAGATACACTGTACCATCAGGTAACACCAACATCTTCTCGTCCTACAGGAATAATTACAGCTATTAACCAGGTAACAAACACCGTAACTATTGCGGTAGTATTAAACAATCCATTACCAAATCAGTTTGCTTTTTACTATAAAAATCCTGTTGCAGAATCATACGGAGCCCGTGGGTATTTTATGAGATTTAAGCTAGAAAACACAGACACGACTCCAGTTGAACTGTTTTCCGTAGGGAGTAGTGTGATGAAAAGTTATCCATAGATTTTATTATCTTTGCATAGATGGCTTTAAATATCAAACCACTAAGTGATAACGATTATGATAATATATTGTGTGGTTGGTGGAAAGATTGGAAGTGGACTGCCCCTAAAAAAGATTTTCTACCAGAAACGGGGTATATGGTTTATTATAATGATGAGCCTATTTGTGCTGGGTATATGTATATAACAAATTCTAATGTTGTTTTATTAGAATGGATTATATCTAGTTTTAAGTTTAAAGATAGAAAGATTAGAAAGGAGGCTTTATTTATGTTAGTGCAAACCATAACATCGCTCTCAGCTAACTTAGGAAAGAAATATGTATATTCGCTTTTAAAGAGTAAATCATTAATTGAAATATATCAGGAATTAGGGTTTGGAACAGGAGATCAAAACGGAACAGAAATGATAAAAAAAATATAATATGGCATTAGCAACAGCAACAATAATAGCTTTAGGTGGGGCCGCATTAGGTGGAGGTATGAATCTAATACAGGCCGCAGAAGCAAGAGATAGACAAACAAAAGCTGATGATAGAGCATCTGAATTAATGGCTGATGCTAAAAGGAAAGTAGAAAAAGATTTTTACGAAGGATTAAAAATGCCTATGGACGCTTATGAGCAAGCTGAAAAAGCAAATTTACAACAACAACAGCAAAACATTGAAGCTCTTCAACAAGCAGACTCAAGAACTTTAGCCGCTGGTGTTGGAAGGGTGGGAATGTTGGCAAATCAAAACACAGAGCAGCTAAGAGCTATGAAAGCTAAAGAAATGTTTGAGTTAGATAAAATAAAAGCTGGAAATAAAGATGATATGAATCAGCAGTTAATACAAATGGATGTTGCGGCGGCTCAAGATCAAGCGGCAAGAGCGGCTCAAGCTGATGAACAGGTAGGTGCTTTACAAGCTGGTGCGGCTAATGCATTTATAGGAGGTATAACTTCTGCGGCAGAATCTCAGGCATTATACCCTAAAAAGAAAATGGATCCTATGAATACTCTAGTTACTAAAGCTGGAAATACAACAGCTCTTAAGGTTAACAATGATGGCTTATCTGTTAATAAAGTTGGAAATTATCAAAACCCAACTACTGCTAGCGTTTCTAACCCTAATCTAAATATGTTTAATAAAAACCAAAATTCTTTCATTCCAAGTGATTTATATACTCAGGGCGGAGGTTTAAAATTTTCAGATAAACTTTTTATGAATCCATTCTCTCCTTCTGGAATTATAGATGTTGATTATGGTTTTTCTTTTGAAGATAGAATGAAAAGATTAGGAGATAACCGATTTAGACAATATAAACAGTAACTTATGGCTAAAAAAGATATAAATTTCCGTACTTACGTCAAGAGAGACTTAAACAAAACAACTGTAGATTGGGGAACTGTAGCAAATAAGCTTTCAACTGATTTATTAAGAATTAGAA